GAATATAGAAAAGTTAGGGATCTGCCCCCCGTCCGTCGTGACGGCTTGCGCCTCAATTTCGTGCGTCAATCCGATCAGCGTCGCGCCATTCACTATGGCCTTTTCAACGTCCCTTAATAGATTTGTCCTAAGCGCCCGCGTTTTGTCTTGCGGGTGAAATACAACCGACGTTACAACTACGGTAAGTTCACCGCGCATATTATTACCGCCGATTTCGCCGATGGCCTCATATGATTTTCTTTCCTCGGTGTCTATCGGGAAGCAGGCCGGAAGTTTTGATTTCGCAACTGCCTCATATCCCTGATAGGATTCGCTGACATACTTTACCTCTGACGAGTAGCCACCAGATTTCTTGATGCTCTGCAGCAACGTAATCACTGCGTCCATGATTTGTTGTCGAATGCTATCAGCCACGTTTGTATGCCCCTATGAACGCATCGCTAACAAGTTCCAGTATCCTTGGCCTGTTCTTCTGTATCGACGGCCTGAGATAAGGCCGCGCCGGAATCTTTACCGAATCAACCATATAGTGTTTCCCCGCTATAACGAAATGCAGTTTACCGCCGCCCTTTCCTCGTATGATACCACCGTACTCATGGATAGCCGCATATTTTAGATTAGATCCTATCCGCGCAGATACGCCCTTACTACTTACTTTTATTTTTTTAGTTAGACTTTTTCTAAGCGTTCCTGTCGGTGCCGCAAGATGTGAACCGAAAAATCCACCCGATACACCGCGCGGCATTTTCTTCGGTGCACCTAAATACTTTTTCTGTGCAAAGGCTATAACCTCGACCGCCGCCCGCGTAAGTGCTGGCTTAACTGCCTTAGGCCCGGTCTTGATCCAATTCTTGAGTTTCCGTTCGTACTGCTCCGGGGTCATTCTCATATTGCAACTACCTCGCGGTATCGCTTAATCGCCGCTGTAACATTTGGCAATTCATCCAGGCGGTAATCTGTCACGCCCGCGTCGTTGCTTCGTTCACCGGAATACGCATGATGCTCTAAAAGCTCAAACCCTTGCGCCACCAATTCCCGGCAGGCCCGCTGTAGATCGTGTGGTATTACTACATAACCGCCAGTGTAAACTACCTTTACTGTCAGCCGGTCGTTTAAAAACGTCGTGCCGGTCAAGTACAGTTTCCCTTCATCCTCGTATATGATGAAGTCCGTAGATGCTATTTCCGTGTCTGCCGCATATGTCCTATCCGAATCTTGATACAACGTAACTCCGGTGATCGGCTTTTGATTTAAGTACAATTCATTCCCGCCGGGGCCATCGTAGTATTCTGTCTGCGTCCGGGATTTAAGTTCTCGGCGCGTCTCTCCGTTTAAAAACCATGACGCCTGATTGATCAGGTCTGTCAGTACCTCTTCATAGTTAGGATAAGTCAGGGACCCGGCAACCTTCTCTTCTATTGTCCATCCGGTATCAGTATCAGCCGCCGCCGTAACCGGGCCAGCTTCCGCATTTGTAATCCGTATCGTGTTTCCGGTCCGTACCGCGCCGAATGCATCAAGCGCCGCTATCTTCGCTGCCAGTGCCGTTGCAACCGTTACCGCCGAATCGTTTGCTGAAATGTCCACTTCAATACCAGTCCGTCCCGCCGTTGCCGGGTCAACGCTCCCATCATCTACGTCAAACCATGCGTAGTAATCCACGCCGATTGACGAAATGATAAAGCTATCCGCGCCAAGAGATTCGGCGGTATCCGCTTCGCAAGTTACGTCAACGATTTGGGCAACGCTCCGGGTTTGCCCTAAAATCAGTTTCGCATCTTCAAGCGATATCAAACCATTGACGGTATCAAGTGCCATTTTTCTTTTCGCTTACCCGTTGTTCTTTGTTCTGGTATCCCGGTTCGATCAGCTTTGCAAGTCCGGGCCATTTGTCCGGGTTTAACACATCGCCAGGAACGAACGTAAACTTTCTGCCGTCCCTTATGATCTCGACTTTCCGTGTGATCTTTACAAATGCCATTTTCTTCCCTCTCTTAAAAGGGCGGGTTACTTGGGGCCATCCTTGATGCCTCCCCTTTCGCCCGCTCAATTCCTACTTGTTGATATAATCCACAGTAACGTAATCGTGAGATCCCGCCACCGCCGAATTGTTGGGATGATAAACCATCATCGGATAATTCTTTGCTGCAGCGTAGAAAATACCACCGTCAAGACCGTTAGTGGTTTGCGATGATGCTGCCAAAGCTATTCGATAATGCCCGGTATCGGAAAAGAGGCCAAAAGCCCAGACCCGGTTACCCGCCGCGACTGTATCCTCCAGCGCATCGCTAACCGAGAAAGCGGCATATCCCCCAGTTGCTATGGTAGTGTATTGATACTTCCCGTTGTCAAGCTCAATACATACGTTGTCGTTTGCCGTTAAAATATTGCTGGCCAATTGGAATTCTGCCGTTCCCTTCATGCCGGTGGTTGCTCCACTTGCCACCGCTGCGGTTAACGTCGACGTACCGAACGCCTGCATGAAATAAATGATGTCAGCCGTACCGCCGTTTGTAAACCCGTATGCCCGGATCGCTATTCGCTCACCGCTTCGCGGGTCGATGGTTTGCTCGATTACCGTTGCCGCTGTCGCTGTTTTGTATCCGAGTCCCTTACCTACTGCCGTGATGTACACATTTCCGCCCATTGTTTTTTCCTCGCCAGCACCCAGTGTTTCAGGGTGACGCTAAAGCGCCGCTGGCTTTTAGAGTTTTTTACCGCTTACCTACGCAGCGGCTGTAGTCAGCTTTACCCACGCGGTCGGAATGGTGAGCGTAAAAGCGTGACGCGTTCGACAGCGCAGAAAAATCTGCCCAGCTTCCATATTCGATTGAGTCTGATCGTAGACCCTAAATTCAAAGCCTACCCGTTCGCCGTGAAGGATGTATTTCGGATTGCCCAGTGCGGCAAAGGATGTCGATGCAGCAGACGTTGAAGGCATGCCGTCGGTATTTACAACCGTGTGGCCTTTGATTCGATACGGTGCACCGTCAGCAGGCTGACGTAATCTGTAAGTTCCGTTCGAGTCTACCTCGTTTTCCAGCCCGTCAAAGGACGTTATGTGCATATAGAATTCTGCACCGGCTCGCTTCGCCTGGCTGTTCAATTCGCCTACCATATTGGTAGCATCGGTAATGGTGATATCGTCGAAATCGATCTGGCCTGCACCCATAACCGCTTCAAGGATTCCGGTTGTTGACATTGCGCCGTAAGTCGCATCAGAAAGCGCCAACGTGTCAAACTTCTTTCCCCATGCTTCGCCGAACATATCGCGGATAAACGACGCAAGCCCTATCAGGCTGTCTTCGTCGAACTCCTCAGAGAATGCCAGGTACGCCGCATAGATTTCCGTAGTCAAGGTCTGTTGCGCGAAAGTAATGGTATCTTCGGTTTTGTCGGTGTTCTGATTCGTCAGCTTCGTGAAAGCCAATTCGTCAGTCGTTGAAGGCCAATATGACGTTATCGCCGATACTGGAACGGTACGAACCTTACCCATCATTTGAGATGCGTCCAGCGCAACGCGCAAAATCTCTGCGTTGTAATCTACCGGCAAGGTATACGATCCGTAAAAGGAACCTGTTGCATCGTCACCGGTCAACGGCTGAGATGAAAGGCCAGCTTTGATTTCTTCACTGTCACCGGCTTTTGTGTCGAAAACGATTTCCTTCTGCTTCGCCTCGTCACCGACATACTTAACTTCTTTTATGCCGTATTCGCCGAGTTTGGAACGTGCAACTTTTGAACCGTGCCGGGCTTCCATCAGGGCTTGAATATACTTCCCGCCCTCTAGCGCGATTGATTCCGGGTTTTTCGTTTCCTTAAACGAGCCCGCTGCTTTTGCGAGTATTGTCACGCCTTTGATTTTATCTTCAAAGGTAGCAATCGTAGCCTTGAATTCCTCGAACTCTTCTTTCGTCGCAACGCCGGTTTTGGCTTCCTCGATCTGCGCCGTGATCTTTTCTTGAACACCGGCCATTGTCTCGTCGATCTCTTTCAAAGCTCCATTAAGATCGTCTAATGTTTTTACTTCAGTTGCCATTGAGTAGCTCCTCTATTGTAATTTTATCATCGCTATCGTTGAACATATGCTCAAGGTTGCTGGTCTCGCTACCTTTTGCCGAATCACTGGTCTCGTGATCCAAGTTCTCGAATAGACCGTCAATATATGTACCCGCATTTTTCGCCGAGGTTTCCTTCGCATTAAGATCTGCCAATTTATCCAGCAAGTTTTTTCCCATATCTACAATCGGTCCTTCCATATTGATATTCACGGCCTTCCCCTCATCCGGTTCCGCGGACAGCCGCATCGCTTCAGCATTCACGTTCGAGGGTATATTCACTATGCTGTATTCATAAAGCTCCTGGCGCCGGTGTATCAATCGAGCATCTTCCTTATCGTCTTCGATTATCTCAACCTTAGTTGACCGAAATCCTACGCTTCCAGTATTGAGATCCCCGCGCAATAACTTTTCACTTATCATCCATGCGAAAGGATCAATCTCTTGAGGTGAGAAAGACGGAACGCCTACCAGCACCGTTTCACCGTCGATCTTCTTTTTCCCTACCGTGGACATATGGCCTATTGCCGGACGATACCATTCATGGCCCCATAGAATGAGAGGATTTTTTTTATAGTTCTTTAGATCCCATCCATCCGGGTCGATTCGTTCCTGATCCCGGTCTAGTGAATAGTCGGACATTATCAACGCCAGCTTATCGCCTTTGCGCTCTATCGAGCATTCCTGATATATAATGATATCCTCGGTTACGTTCCCTTCGCCGTCGGTATTCTGTTTGAACCAGTCTATCAACGAAGTCTTTGAGAAGGTTTTGGATTCGTAGCCGTTCGCGCCTTTCAGCAATGTCTTAATTTCATTCATTCTATACCTCGGTTAGTGTCGGTACGTTTTTCGGTAGATACGGCAACGTGAGACACCGGCAATTTATTACGTTACTCGCTTCACCGTTTTCATCTAAGGGCCATCTCAGCCCGTTGGAAAAAAGCTCACCGATTGCATGGGCCTCTCCCTCTATTTGGTGCAGCTCCCTTACATTGCCATCCTTTGAAGTCGTCCATTCGTGATACTCTATCCCTACATCTTCATAGCCCTCGATCCGGGCCGTGTTCATCACGCCGCCTATCTCAGTCCGGGCAATTGTCTTGGCTCGATTTTTCACGCCGTTGAATGTGTCACGAATCTTCATCGCCGCTTCACGTTCGCCAAGCCCTTCCTTGATTGACGCCTGCACCGCATCGTCGATATTCTCCCGAATCTTCTCGGTTACCCGAGTAATTTTATTGACCCGCTCATTTACCGCACTTACGGCCCTGGTGTTGTATATAGTCCAATTCGGGGATACATCCAAACCGATTGAATCAAATATAGTGCTAAGGTGTTTCTCGCTTTCGTCTAGTGCCGCAAAAAACCATCTCTTTGAGATCCGGGCCATCTCCGCTTCTTGCGCCATCCAGTATTCAGCCTGCATGATTTCATCAAGAGCGGTAAGGGCAACGGATTTTTCTCTGGTTATGATTTCCAGCACCCGCGCCCGCATTCCCATTATCCATTCAGCCAGGTCCTTTTGATATCCAATCTCGATATGTTCCCATGATTGAATAACTTGCTTCCAGATCATTTCACGGAAAAGCGAGGTATACCCGGCCTTTACTTCCGCTGTCTGAAATATCTCAGTTATCGGAGTCAAGTCTTTCGGTGCAGTCGAAAGGGGTGACGGCGGACGTTCCTCACCGGCGGGGACTAGCGCCAGCGAGATGTACCAGGCATCACCCCATTGAACCGGATCGCGGCCTTGCAAATCGCGATACTCATTTATCGTTAAGGTTCCGGAATTCACTTCCTTTAAAAGGCGTTCTGTCCTTTCGTCCTCGTCCTCTTGAAGCTCCGGGATCTCCGACAAATCAAACTCACCAGTATAGGGAAGGTGGAAGCGGTCGAAAAATCCAGCCTTCACCTTTGCTGTAAAAAAGTCCATGTCAGGTATTAGTGCCAGGTTCCAGAATACCTTACGTTGATACTTCGTGTCACTTCCACTCAATGCACTCTTTTCTTCTTTGACACCTACCAGCACACCAGGAACGCCGAGACGGGCAAGGATCGTTTGCCGGTTCCATCTCTTCATTCCTAAGTATTCCATATCCTTCGGGGTCATTTGCGTAGCCT